CGCATTCCGCAGACCAGTAGCGGCCGCCGTTCCAGGCAATGCCGCGCTTGCCGACAATGCGCGGACCGACCAGGGCAGACAGGGCCTTAGTGAGGGTCTGTTCGTCCGGTGCCCTAGCGGCCAGGCGGCGGGAGCTTTGCTCCTTCGCCATGGGCGACATTTTCAAGGTGCTGTGATTGCGTTGGTAATATGGGCCGGATGCCCAGTTATCGAGTGCCTCTTGCAGCTGGTCCGCCGACATTTGCGCGACGATGACGGGCTTGCCAGTTGCCTTGCGCGCGCGGGCGCGCAGCACCTGCGCCTCGGCAACATTATGGCCGATATAGCCCGGCATGATTTCTGCGCGCTGACGGGTGAACGTGCCAAAGACACGTTCAACGAACGGCTTGAGGTCCGGACGGGCTGGAGGCAGATCGTGAAGATCGATCCCCAAGATCTCCAGCGCACTCTTTATCGACTTGTTGATGAAGCCGCTGCCCTGATCGGTGAAGATGATCGTGGGCATGACGCCCCAGGCGCGGATGGTGTCGATGAGGAAACGGCGGACGCTCTGCGCGCTTTCAGACTTGCAGACCATGAATCTGGCGCGACGCGAATATCGATCGACAATGCCCAAAACAGCCTTGCGCCCTTCGGTCGTCATCACATCGGCGGGAGTCGTATCGATCTCCCACATATGATGCGCATAGAGCGCAGAGCCAGACATCGTGCCTACCGATGCCCTGAACTTGTTCTTGAACGCATCGGGATCGCGCAGCGACGCGAGCAGCGGCTTGTTGGCCTTCTCATAGGCTGCGATGAATCGGCGCAGCGACCGCGCCGATGGCAGCTCCACGAACTCGGTGGCCAGCATTTCCATGATGACCGAGGCCGACCATTTGTGGACAGCCAGGCACGCCTGCACCGCATCGGCCACTTCCGGATGCGCGGCCCACCAGCTGGGGCGACCCTTGCCATCGTGCGTGTTGCTGGCTGTTGGCCGGGCCTTGCGCTGGCCCGCCCAGCGGGCCTTCAGATCAGCCTGGGCGCTAGCAGGCAGAGACGAGATGGCGAAATGGCGGCCGCCTTGCTGACGTGCTTTCTGCTGATACTCCCACTGATATCTGTCCGCCCATGCCAGCACCCGGCGCGCCGATGTCGGCATGCCTTCGAGCTTCAGGTCAGCGATCTGCTGGGCAGTGAGGTGTGTCTGGCGCTTCATGCGTCGCCCCACATTTCATCGGCGAAGGTCTGCAATGCGGCTGCAAGCGCCCTGCAGGCGCGATCGCCGAGCGACCGACCCTTGCCATCGTGCGTGTTGCTGGCCGATGGCGCGGCCTTGCGCTGGCCCGCCCAGCGGGCCTTCAGATCAGCCTGGGCGCTGGCAGGCAGAGACGAGATGGCGAAATGGCGACCGCCCTGGTTGTCGGGCTTTGCGATAAACTCCCAACCACGATCTTCCGCCCAGCTGCGCACCCGGCGCGCCGATGTCGGCATGCCTTCGAGCTTGAGGTCAGCGATCTGCTGGGCAGTGAGGTGTGTCTGGCGCTTCATCAGTCGCCCCGGACCTCGGCCAAAAAGGCGGCGCGCGCAGCGAGCAGGCCGGCGCGCAAACGCGCGGGCAGCGATGGCCAGGTGGGCGACGGCGCGGCTGGCGACGGCACCGGCAGATATTGCAGCTCCCTGGGCCAGCGGGCGCAGCGACCCGGCCACAGGTGGATGGGGTCAAAGCCCAGAGCAGCAGCATAGGTGAGCGCATCCTGACGATCGAGCACCAGACTCCAGCACAATGCCCCGACGCAACGGCCATCATAGCCCTTGGCCTCAGCCGTGGCGGACAGGCGATCGCGCAGCCAGAGCGGGTCATAGTCCAGAATGTCGTCATCGCTGACGCCCAGGAAATGCGCGAAATCGCGCCAGATCAGCCGCCAGTGGATGTTGCCGGTGCGGTCATCACGATGCCGGGGCAGGATGACAAAGCCGTCATCGGCGGGCGTGCGGCGCGTGCCATCTTGGGATAGAACAAATGTGGTGCGATCGGTGGACGCATTGTGGTAACGGTAAGTCACGCTGCGCCTCCGACATTCTGGAAGCACGCACCACGACGGTAGTTCAGTCTTGGTTGTGGGCGCTTGCGCGAGCCGTCAGCATTGTAACGGGAGGGCCATATGGAGTGAGCAGGGATCTTGAGAAATTCGGAGATAGCCTGCTCCGCACGAGCATCAGGGCGAAACAATGCATGCGCGATCGATTGTGGTTTCAGGCCACTCCGTCGAGCTATCGCAGACAAGTTTGACCCTCTCTTCCGGATCAAAGCCTTTAAGTCTTCCGCGTGCCAATCCAAGATACCATTCCTTATGTGCAATTACACCTTGCATGGTATCTCGTAGGACGTCAAGCCTAATTGGAGATAATTTGTGGTAAATTTGAGCGCCTGGGATGATGCGGCGCGACGACGGCTCGTTGCTCATGCTCGCAAATTCGGTCGTCAGGAGGACCTGGCTGCGGCGGCGGGTTTGCCAAAACCGACCCTGCAAAAGCTGCTTAGCGGAAGTGCCGAGCCTAAGATTTCGACGCTGTTGGCTGTAACTAATGCGCTGGGTATCAGCCTGGATACGATTCTGAACGGGGCTAATGAGCTGACGACCATGCAGGATTACGAGGTGTTCGTTGCAGCTCCCGTTGCTATTCCAATGCATGATGTTGCCTTCTCAGCCGGACCGGGTGCAGAAGCTTTGCTTGCTGGCGACGGAGATGCTTCAGCGGTTTTTCCTGAGGCTTGGCTGCGCGAGCAGTTCGGGAAGGTTGATGACTTGCGGCTTGTCAGGGCCTCCGGCGACTCTATGGAGCCGACGATTACAGACGGTCAGTGGGTCATGATAGACGTGGCACGGAAGACTGGGGACGGGATTTACGCCGTTCGTGTTGCCAACGACCTGTTCATCAAGCGCCTGCAATTCCAGACCACCCGCGTCTTTGCGATCAGCGACAATCCGGCATATGAGCTGTTCATCATCAATTTGGAGGACAAGGCGGATCGCGACGCATTCCAGGTAATCGGTCGTGTGGTTTGGACAGGAAAGATGTTGTGACCGATGGCGAAGCGGACATGGGTTCGGGATCGCCAGAAGAGGCCAGTTTCGCCCAACGGAACAGGCTGGTCCTTCTGACGGGTCTCGCGCTCGCCCTGGCCCTATGGTTGCTTTACGAGGCCGGAGAGAAAGGGCTGCTGGGCGAGCCTACCGCCGAAAGGTCATCTGTCGAGCGGATCGCATGGCAGTTGCTGCCTGACGGAAGCCAGTTCGCCATCTCGGCGTCGCCGGTCGTTTCGTCCAGCTCAAGCATGACGGAACACAGGAGCGCCATGCGCTGTTGGCCGCAAGACAATCAGTTTTCGTGTGTTTCGATCACCAAATCGTCTGGTGCTCTCAGTGCGTTGAATGTGTCGAGCTATTCAACAGACGATCTGCCAGGCTATCTGCTGCCGATCTTTGATCAGGACGGCTACACCTGCAGCACCGTGCTCGGTTCCCCGCAGGAGAGCATCGGGAACGGCAGCGCGACTCTCACCTCGAACCAGCTGCGCAGCCTGGATGATCGCTGGTCGCGCAAGTTCGTGACCCGGTTCATGGCTGAGAATAGGGTCAAGGGGCAGTGGTTCGATTGCCTGACGGTGTTGCGCGAGGTATCATCGGGCAGCCTGGAAACGCTTGGCACGACGCTGATCACCAAGAGCGTGCTGCCATGACGGCAATTGCCACCATTTCCAAAAAGCCGCTATAAGCCCCGTAGAGCGCCTTTCCCGCCCCAACCCAGGCAAGGGTAGCCGAGACCTCGTCACCATAGCTGTACAGAATGCACAGCGCACTCTGGGCGCATCGCAGAGTGCTAGTGGCGTTTCGTTTTGCGAGCTCGGCGTGTCTCGAACCAGAAAAATGCCACAATCGGCACTAGGCCGGCGATTACCATTGCGGCAATAACCAGTTCTGGTCGCAGCTCTGCCCGCGCAATCGCGATAAGGCAGATCTGGCAAATGGGCACCAGCTGAATCGCTATGCGATCTGCCCTTGAAAGTCGCCGATGTGCAGGCGGCGGCTTTTCCAGAATTCGTGCGGTAGCTCGAATTAGATCGGGTTCAGCCCCCTTGCGCCCAGCTTCTTCCGACAACGGTCATCCCTCCGCGAGCTGTGCATCAAAGCAACGAAACCTCGGCTCGGCGATGGCATAGCCCTTGCCATCAGTGAGGACATATTCCCACAGTCCGACTTTCAGGCGTGTGCCCACAGGGGCGTTAATCACTCCATCGTAGGCCATCGCGGCGAAGTCTGCTGCGTGTGCCTCAAGCCTGACAGCAATATCGGCGCCACGGCATCGAAGCTTCATGAACCAGGGCTTGTGCATTTCGGGTGGCTTTCCGATCCGGCTCCATCAGGATCGCGAAGGCTTTCACCTCAGAGCACAACACTTCCCCGCCGGTGGTTTCGGTCTGTGCTGCGGCCTCCGGGATTCGCGTCATGGCAAGCACCTCGCATCAAGCAGTAGACGGGTCGCCCCGATTGCGTAGCCCAGGGCGCCAATGGCAAGGCCGGCAAATGACAGCTGGATTGCGAGCATTCTGAGTTTGCGTGCTTGGCTGCGCCGGATCCTGCCCACTAGCTCAGTCATCGATGCAGCCCTATGCTCGATCTCGTCATTTGAAAGGCTGCTGGTTTCAATGAGTGCGAGCATGCGTGTGCGCAATCGGACGCCCTCCTCATAGCTGGCCTGAATCAAGTCCATCAGGTCCTGCTTTGCGGCTGAACTTGGATCGCCAGCCGCTCCGGCCTCCTTGCCGGCGTTACGATGGTCGTCCATCGCTCAGCCTTCCACAGCCAGCATGCCAGCGGTCGCGAGGAATGCGCAGAAGCTCGCACCGCTCTGCATCTTCAGCACTTCGACATTGTCCCTGGTGAAGGCGTCGAACTCCAACGCGAACTTGCCGGTGGCGCTGAGTTCGTTGATGGTCAGGGTGTAGCTGCCGCCCTTCTTTGCTTTGGTCGCAATGAACTGGCCCTGTATATCGAGGGCCAGGGCGATCTTGCCAGCATCGTTGTCGCGGCCAAGCTGCACCGCCATGGGGTGGCGATCGCGGTGCATTGCAAGCTTGGTGGCGAGGCCAGCGCCGATCTTGATGGTGATGTAGCGAGCGATCTTGCCGCCCCTGGTGCCAAGCTTGCGCGCCTGGACCAAGACACCATCGTTTGGCAGGGTGACCGTCGACTTGGCGGGGCCGACATAAGCTATCGTGTCAAAAGCCATTTTCGTCTCCTGTGGAAGTCCGACCAGGAGAGATGGCCCCATGCATCGCGCTTGCCTTTTCGCCTGATCCGGGCCAGACGATAGCTGCCTGCTCATTCTGGAGCCGGGTAAGCCAGCTTACCCCGATGGCCGCTGCAGACCCGGCCTAAGCCATGGTCCATGGATCAGGCAATTTCCTTCAGCAGCGGCGCGGGCACTATCCGCATCTTCAAGCCGGGCAGCTTCACGTCGGTCGACGGGAGCCGCCACAGCTTTTCGCGTGACGACCTGGTGCAGGCCGCTGCCGCCTATGACGCGGAAGGCGACCCCGCACCGCTGGTCATCGGCCACCCCAAAACCGATCATCCCGCCTATGGCTGGGCAACCGGCCTGCGCCTCGAAGGCGATCAGCTGATCGCAGAGGTCGACAAGGTCGCGCCCGAATTTGCAGAGGCCGTCAATGCAGGTCGGTACCGCAAGGTCAGCGCCTCATTTTACCCGCCCACGCACCACGGCAATCCCAAGCCCGGCAAGTGGTACCTGAAGCATATCGGCTTCCTCGGTGCCGCCGCGCCCGCCCTGAAGGGCCTCGGCACCGTCTCGCTCGCCGAGGGCGGCGCTGACGGCCTGGTCAGCTTTGCCCTGCACGAAACCCCCGAACCCGAACACAGCCAGGAGAAGTCCACCGTGACGACCAAAACCGACGACCAGACCGCCGATTTCGCCGAGCGCCAGCGCGCGCTGGACGAACGCGAGGCCGCCATCAAGGCGCGCGAAGAAGCTGCCGCCAAGGCCGCTGCAGATGCCCGTCATGCCGACCATGTCAGCTTTGCCGAAGACATGGTGTCCAAGGGCACGCTGGCCCCGGCAGGCAAGAGCCTGCTCGTCGGCGTGCTCGACCAGCTGGGCGAGAAGGTCGAGCCGGTGAGTTTCGGCGAGGCCGATGCGGACAAGATGCCGCCCGCCGCCGCGCTCAAGAAGCTGTTGGGCGGCGCAAAGCCGCTGGTCAGCTTTGCCGAGCTGGCCCCGAAGGGCGGTGACCCCAAGGCCAAGGTCGCCAGTTTCGCTGCGCCTCCGGGTTATTCGGTCGATCCTGGCCAGGCCGAGCTCTTCGCCCGCGCCAAGGCCATCCAGGCCGATAAGCCCGACATGGCCTGGATGGACGCTGTTCGCCAGGCCCAGGTCTGACCTTCGCGCGCTGATGCCGCCGCAGGGCTGCGCTGCCTGATCGGCGCGCAGCCCGCTTTCAACCCCATTTCAACCTGAAGGAAACCCCGATGCAGAGTACCCCGATCTTCTCCCCGACGGTCATCGCTGCCGCCGCGCTGGCCGCCAATCGCTTCGTCACCTTTGCCGGGGCCGTGTGCGGCGCAGGCGCAAAGGCGTTCGGCGTCGCGCAATATGCCGTCGCAGCTGGCGATGCGGTTGCCGTCAACGCGCTGGGCACCACCAAGGTGGAGGCCGGTGGCGCGATCGCAGTCGGTGGTCCGATCAAGTCCGATGCCAACGGCAAGGCCATCGCCCAGGGCGGCAGTGGCGAGATCCTGGGCTACGCGCTCGAGGCCGCGTCCGGCGACGGCAAGATCATCGAGATGTTTCTCACCCCGTAATTCGCGAACCCCAGCGGGCGGGCGCGCGCTGCCTGCCCGCTGACCCTTCACCACCGGCGCAAAACCACCATTTCGGAGACCCAGTCCATGCCCATCGGCCAACAGATGAACGCTGCCCAGGCGCGCGTTGTCGATCCCATCCTGACCAATCACGCTCGCGGCTACACCAATGCCGAGATGATCGGTCGCTTCCTTTTTCCCACCGTGACCATGCCGACGCGCGCGGCCAAGCGGATCGAATTCGACCGCTCCAGCTTCCGTCGCCGCCGCACCCGCCGCGCGCCAGGCGCGCCGATTGCTCGGCTCGAATTCGGGTACGAGGGTAAGCCCGTGAACCTTCACCAGGAAGCGCTGGCCAGCGTGATCCCGATCGAGCACCAGGAAGAGGCAAACGAAATTCCCGGCATCAACCTGCAGCAGACGGGCGTGGATACCGTCCTGGCGGTGATTTCGCTGGAGAAGGAAATCCAGCAGGCTCAGGTGGCGCGCAATGCCGCCAGCTATGCCTCGACCAACAAGATCGCGCTCAGCGGAACCAACAAGTGGTCGAGTCCGGACAGTGACCCGAAGACCCAGGTGTTCGACGGCAAGGAAGTGATCCGCAGCCGCATCGGTCGTCGCCCGAACACGCTGGTGTTGGGCGGCAAGGTGACCAGCTCGCTGCAGAAGCATCCCAAGCTGCTCGAGCATTTCAAGCACACCAACAGCTCCGCCATCACGATCCCGATGCTGCAGTCGTATTTTGACATCGAGAATGTCGTGTCTGGCGATGCGATCTACGACACCGACGATACCACCACCGTCGACGTCTGGGGCGGCGACGTCATCATGGCCTATGTCCCGCCCGAAGGCATGCGCGCCATGCCGCTGCCGAGCTACGGCTATACCTATCAGCTGGCCAATCACCCGCTGGTCGAAGCCGTCGAATGGGACAGCGATATCCGCAGCTGGAAGAACGCCGTGCTCGACGAGTTCTCGGCCGAGCTGGTCGGCGCCGATGCCGGCTACCTGTTCCAGGCCGCATTCTGATCCCGTTGTGCAGCCTGGCGTGAGGGGCGGGCTTCCCTGTTCACCCGCCCCTTACGTTTTCTCCCTTCCGATTTTCTGGAGAAAGTCATGCCCCTCTACACCGTTCTTACCCGCCTGCTCGGCCGCGAACCCAAGGGCGAAGATCTGCCTGGTTCTGTCATCGAGCTGGACGAAGACGATGCGATCGAGCTGGTCGCGCTCGGCGCGCTCGAGCCTGCGCCGGATGATGCCGTCGCCACCGATGGCTCCGATCCGATCGATGCTGCACTCGCCCAGCTCAGCGTGAAGCAGCTTAAGGCGCTCGCGGTTGCGGCTCAGCTCGATCTGGGCACTGCCACCAAGAAGCCGGACATCCAGCAGCTTCTGGCTAACAGCGTCGATCGCGACGATGCGGACCAGGTTGCCGCATTCATCGTCATGGCCGAAGCCGCGAAGGCCGCGTAATGCAGGAGCTGGCGATCCTGCTCGCAATTTGCGCATCAGTCGTTGCGTTCGCGGCGGCCGTGCCATTCTGTTGGCTCGTCGTGCTGGACAACCTGCAGGCGCAACAAGACACCCGGCGCGAAGAGCGGTTGATCGTCATCTGCGGCGGCGGCTGTTTGCTATCAGTCACCCTGTCCGTTCTGTCGGGCGTGTTTTGGGCGCTCGACATTTGGTGGGCGGCATGAGCGTCATCCGCCGCCTCAAGAGCCCGCAGGAGACGCTGGTCGAGGATCTGGGGCCTGCCCTCAGCGTGATCAGCGTCAACAGCGAAGCGCGCGGGCTGGTCAGCGGATCCGCGCCGCTCGACCTGGACGACGCGGTTACTGCTGGCCGCGCCAGCCTGTCGATCGGTGGTGGCAGCGACGGCGAGCTCTATCTCATCACCGCGCTGCTCGGCACCGTTGGCGGCGATCGCGACACCCAGATCGAGCTGGCCGTGCTGGACGGCAGTTGGACCATGCCGGGCGGCGGCGCGCCGATGCTGTCGATCGAAGCCTTTGTCGATCGGTTCGGACTGGAAGAGATCATCCTGCTCACCGATGCCGGCGACGGGCGCATCGATCGCAAGATGCTGATCGGCGCACTGGCCGATGCCCAAGCGCAGGCCGAG